GATGAAAACGATTGGGGTTCAAGTTCAATAACTTTTGACAATAATTTATTTGGCACAAATTCAAATTATGTCGCTTGGGCTTGGAAAGCAGCTAACACTACTACAACAATAGCAGCTAACACAGTAGGTAACACAATAGCAAGTGATGTAAGAGTTAATCAAGCAGCTGGATTTAGTATTGTAAAGTATAGTGGAGCAGGTGCGACTGCAAGCGTGGCACACGGCTTAGGTGTTGTTCCTGAACTAATTATTATTAAAAATACTAATGACGCAGGAAATTGGGGTGTTTATACTTCAGTTGGAGGTGCGCAGCAAAAAATGTTGTTAAACTCTAATATAGCACAGCATACTTCAACTACTTGGCTAAATGCGCCAACTAGTAGCGTTATTAATATTCAAAATGATGGAGATAGTGGTCTTAGTGGCAGAGATTACATAGCCTATTGTTTTCATAGCGTTACGGGTTATCAATCTATAGGTAGCTATACAGGCGTTACAGGTGATATTGAAAAGGATATAGGATTTAGACCAAGGTTTATCATGATTAAAAATACTTCAGATTCAGGTAATTGGGAGGTACACGACAGCGTAAGACACTCTACAATAAATACTGAAAATGGTTTATCAAAAAGATTAAGATGGAATGATAATTCACAAGAAGCACCATTTAATAACACACCAGTTTTTTTCAGAGATACAGGATTCACTTTAGATTCATCTGTGACAAATAATACTTATATTGATTATGATAAAAATGACGATATTTTCATCTACTTAGCAATAGCATAATGGAAAATGTAAGACTTTGGTTCATAAATAGCGCAGCGGTTGGGTTTAGTTTAGTAAATATAAATATGATATTATCTACGCTAGTGTTATTAGCTTCTTTAGTCTGGACAATAATACAAATAAAAGATAAATGGCAAAAATAGATTTAGACGGTGATAAAATAGCGGATTTAAGTATAAATTTTACACAAATTATTGCTGTTGCAACCTTGTTTGCTTCTATTATAGGTTCATATTATACGTTGAATTCTAAGATAGATAAAGCTATGGCAATGCCAAAACAAGAAGTATCTTCAAAAGATATAGATGCTTTAAAAATAGAATATAATTTAAAAATTGAAAAGGTCGCAGTACAAGCTAAAGAAAATATGATAGATATAAAAGAAATTGAACGTAATTTTAAAAGAAAATGAACAAACCAAAATGCGGTTGCGGTTGTACAAACGACCCACAAGGATATTGTGACGGCAGCCATCTAAATAATTAATAATGAAAGATTATCTAAACAAAGTAAAAACTTGGTATTTAAGAATGTGGGATGACTATAACCCACAAACTTTTGCAGTGCATATTTTTATAGGTGTTATTATTATTATTGAATTATGGGCCTCCCTGACTTAAAATATTTTAAACTTGAAGAATTTGATTCAAGTGATTTTCCTGGTTCGGGAATCAACATGCACCCTGAATTTTTAGAACGTATCGACGAAGTAAGACACTTTTATGGCAAACCTATTGTTATCACATCGGCTTATAGAACTATTTATAAAAATCAAGAAGTTGGTGGCAAATTGCGTTCAAGTCATCTTGACGGTCTTGCCGTTGATGTCAAATGCACAAATTCACGTGAAAGATTTGAACTGCTTGACGCATTTTTGGAAGTCGGATTTACAAGATTTGGAATTGGCAACACATTCCTACACGCAGACTTATCAGATCAAATCGAAGGTCAATATTCAGGCATCAAAACACCAAATGTTATTTGGACATACTAATACTGTCGGACCAACTATATGTCTACAAAGAAAAAATTTCGTGATACCGATGTTGGAAAATTTTTACTTCAAAAAATACCGAATGTTGTTGGTTCTATTGCTGGCGATACTGCCGTTGGTTCTGTTATTTCTGCCATTATTGGCGGCTCCGAAATGTCAGAATCTGACAAACAAATTGCAATTGAAAAACTTAAAAACGAACGTGCTGAAATAGACGGCACAACAAGAAGATGGGTTTCTGACGCAAGAAGCGATTCTTGGCTTGCGCAAAACGTTCGTCCACTTACCTTAATATTTTTATCAATAAGCTATACATTTGGCTGGTATTATGGTTTAGAAATGTCTTCAATTACTGGATTAATGCAAGTTGTTTTGGGTGGCTACTTTGGGGGTCGTTCTGTTGAAAAAGTTTTTGGAAATGCTAAACATAAATAATGTCAAAAACAGGTTATCAACATATAAAAAAACCTAAAAACAAAAGACCAGGTGTAAAGGCTAAGTCTAAAGAATCACAACTAAAATCGTCTAAGAACTATAAAAAAAAATATATAGGGCAAGGGCGATAATGTTAAAAAAAAATAATCAATATTTATTGATATTAAAAAAAAATTCACCGAACTTTGGTGGGTTAGTGGTCAAATAATGTTTAATTTTAAATTAAAAAATATGTCTGAAGAACAAACAATTAGAAAATTAGCCGAAAAAATTGCAAAAGATTTTCAACTTTCTGTAAAACAGAAAACAGATTCAATTCTTGAAATTGATCAAATACAACATCAAAATCTTGGAATTGATTCTAAAAATTTTGAAAGGAAAAAAGTAAAATCAGACAGTAAATATTTATATAAATTAATACAATCGTTTAACAAAGAAGACGGTAACCTTTTGTTAAAGTCATTAGATGCCTAAAAAAGCAAAAAAACCAATAAGGACAAAACTTATAAAAAACCTTGATGTTATATTTAGTCAATATATTAGACTTAAATATGCTGACAATAATGGAATGGTTAAATGTTTCACCTGTGAAAAGGTAGGTCATTGGAAAAATGGAGGCATTCAATGCGGCCATTTTCGTTCAAGACGTTTTTACGCAACACGGTTCGATGAAAATAATTGTCGACCCCAGTGCGTGCGATGCAACATGTTTGATTCTGGTAGGTCTTATGAATTCGGTTTAAATCTTGGTGAACAACTTGCAAAAGAAATGTTTTTTAAATCACAAAAAACAATTAAATTTACAAACGATGAATTGATTGAAATGATTGATTCATTTACGTCAAAAGTAAAAAAAATGACGTAATTTTTGTGTTTTTTGTTTATTTATGAAAGGGGGGTCAAAACGACCCCTTTTTTTTGTTTTATTAAGAATTTTTTTATAACTTTGAATAAAACTTAAAATTATGAACGAAAAACAATTTTTGAAAAATGCCGAACTTAAAGGCGAAAACGAAGAATTAAAGCACCGCGTCAAGGTATTGCAAAAAACAATTCTTAATCTTAAAAAACAAATCAAATGACTTACAAAAACAACGAAACACAAATTAATATTGTGCGACAATCAAGCGCAAAAACCGCTTTTGATTACATCAAAGGCAATCCAAATTTGCAATCTAAAGACGGCATTGAATTAGCTAAAAGAATTGAACGATATGTCTTCACAGGGGAGTAAAATAGGAAATCAATACATTCACTTTAATTATAAAAAATATTATGTCACAATCACTAAAAGGAACAATTACAAAAATTTTATCGGAAAAAACATTTTCACCAAAATTCAAAAAACAATCGATTCATTTAACTATTGAAAACGGTAATTATCAAAGCACAATTGAAATTGATTTTGTAAACGACAACATCAAATTACTGTCGGGTTATATGGAAGGCGAAACAGTAGAAGTACAAATCAATATTCGCGGCAACGCTTCCAAGACTGATCCAAACAAAATATTTAATTCAATAAATGTTTGGAAAATGTCACGGACGCAAGAACTAACAAATGCCATGCACAATCAAGACCGTGTAGAAGCACAAAACGGGTTATCATTTTAAACAACGGGGGACATTAGTCCCCTTTTTTTTTATGTTAATTAATAAAAACACAATTAAAGACGAAATCTTAAATTTAAAAAATGGTAAAATCATTCAAGGCTTACGAATTGGAATTCCTGAAATTGATTCTTTTTATCGTTTTAAATTATTAGGATCACTGGATATATACGCGGGGCACGCAGGGGTCGGAAAGACTACCTTCATTCTTTATCTAATGACGTTATTCGCAAAGAAACACAATTTAAAATTTGTCGTTTGGTCTTCGGAAAACACACCGCAATCAATAGTTCAAAAGATAATTGAATTCAAAATGGGTAAACCAATTGACATTGCGACAGAAAGTGAAATTGAAGAATCAATTGACTGGGCCTATGATCATTTTAAAATTTTAAAAATTGATGAAATATGTACTTACAAAGATGTTCTTGAACAAATTCTTGGCGTTCATAACGCGTTGCCAATGGCTGCGGCATTTATAGACCCATATAATTCATTATCGTTGCCTAAAGACGATCTAAAGGCCTACGGCGCACATGACTTACATTATATGATTGCGTCAAAAATGCGGATGTTTGCTGAAAAAAATAAAATTACCTTAATGGTATCAATGCACGGAGTCACAGAAAGCACGCGAAAAGTGCATCCTATAACGCATCCAATGGCTGGATTTCCTATGCCATTGTCTTATAGTCAAGTTGAAGGAGGGGTGAAATGGGCAAATCGATGTTCACAATTTTATGCTATACACAGATATGTCCAAAGCAAAGAAAATTGGAATATTATGGAACTTCATGTGCTTAAGGTTAAAGAATATTGCAGCGGCGGAAAACCAACTTTTGATCCCATACGATTAAAAATGATTAAAAATAATGTCGGGTTTGAATTTGGAGGTGTTGATTTAATGAACGAACAAAAACAACAGAAAAAAGTTTTATTTTGATTTACCTTTTAGCAATTATTTCTTTATTTATATTTATGACGGGGTTATATCTTAAAGCTGACATTGGTTTTTCACCTATTTTCGGCTTGATGTTCGGGTTTTTGTATTCATATACTGATTACGATGACGGACGTGAACATACATTGCAAGTTTGTTTTTTTGTTTTATCAATGACTGTTATATGGAACGATCCGCCAAATGGCTTGACATAGTGGCTAAAGATCATAAAAAATGGGTCAAAATAGTTCAAAATATGGGTGAATATGACTATGCTGAAGACATCGTGCAACAAGCCTATCTTGCATTATATAAATATACCACACCCGAAAAAGTAGTGAATGACGGAAAAGTTTCTGAAGGATATATGTTTTTCACTTTAAAAACAATGTACATGCAATTTTTGAATGCAAAAAACAAGGTGCATAAATTAAGTATTGACGAAAACCATTTTTTTAGGCAATTGAAGGACGTTGACACTATTGAAGAAAATGAAGCTTTTCACAAGATTTGCAAGCTTATTGACGAAGAGATGCAGACCTGGGCTTGGTATAATCGAAAATTGACAGAACTTTACAGAGATACAGATTTATCAATCAGAAAAATTGCAGCAAAAACAAATATTTCTTTTGTTTCGATTTTTAACACTTTGAAAAAATGTAAAATAGAAATTAAAAACAAATTACAGGATCAATATGAAAACTACAAATCAGAAAATTATGAAAGAATCAGAAGCCCCAAAAATGGATAAAAGAACAAAGGCTTATCGGGAGTGGAAAAAGAACCACGAAAACGCATCTGAAGGCCTAGGGGACGACATTGAAAAATATGTGACTAAACCCCTTGGCATAAAAAAAGTAGTCGACACGGTCTTTAAAAAGCTTGAAAAATCGTGTGGTTGCGAAGAACGTAAAACTAAATTAAATCAAATTTTTAGATATGAAAAACCACAATGTCTAAGTGAAGAAGATTTTAATGTCTTGCATCATGCAGTAACGACAAACAAGCAGACTTTTAATCACACAGAACAAGTCAAATTTATTGATATTTATATGCGTGTATTTCCTAAATCAAAACGTCCTGAATGTACTTCATGCAGTTTCAAATCGGAAGTTTATTCACGTTTAATAAAAATTTATAATCTTTACATTTCTTAAAACACACACAATGAACAAAAAAATGCAAAATTTAGAGGAAATAGATTACTATTCTAATTTTAATTTAGTTGGTGAAGTCCTGCTTAAGTTAAAAAAACAAAATAAAAATAGTAAATCTATAGAAGACGCGGTCGAAGCAATGACACAAATTGGATTTTACGTAAACACATTAATTCGTAAGGAAAAATTATATGATAGGTCATTACAATCATATCAATCGGACAAATTGCGTGCAATACAACGCGCTAGACGTGTAGAAACAGAATTAGAAAAAATTAATAAAAAATATAAAATATGACTTTTTTAAAATACATTGCTTTTTATTTTGTTGCAAGGGTTGTTGAATATTCAATTTATGTTTATTGGTTAAAACAAATGAATAAAAAATGATACAGCTTTTAAATGGGGAAACTTACCTTCAAGGTGAAATAAACACGTTATCTGAAAGTGATAATTTTTATTACGGGCATCTACAAAAACACGCCCTGTCGTCGTCTATTTTACGAAATATATATGAAGACATGAACAAACAGC